CTAGGTATAATACTTTTGAAGCCTTCAAAGATGCTGTTGTAAATGTTTTTACTTCTATCGAGGATGCTATCGTTAAGATGGCTGAAACAGGAAAAATTAGCTTCCGTGATATGGCTGTTTCTATCCTTAGCGACTTCAACAGAATCCTTATAAGAATGAGCATAACAAAGCCTATTGCAGAAGCTTTTATGGCAACTTCCTGGTTTCCTAAACTTAGTTTTGCAGATGGTGGAATCCTCCAGGAGCCTGTCTACGGAATAGGACTTTACTCTGGAAAAGCTTATGAGCTTGGTGAAAAGGGACCTGAAAAAGTTTCTCCTCTAGGCCAAGATTCTGGCAAAGTCGAGGTACATATTCATAATGCTCCTCCAGGAACTCAGGTAAAACGCTCTCCAAACAGTAACGGAGGCGAAAGAATTGACGTATTTATTGAAAACATAATAGCTCAGTCTTTAGCGACAGGAAAGGGTAAGGCTGTCCTTGGTAATGTTTATGGTCTTACACCTGCTATGATAGGGAGGTAACATGCCTGACTGGCCCTCTACGCTTCCAGATGAACCAATTGAAAGTGGTTATGAGGAAACTTTTGCTGATAATCTTCTTCGTACAGAGATGGATAAAGGTCCACCTAAAGTACGTAGACGAACTCAAGCTAATGTCAGCAAAGCTACTTTTCCTTTTATTTTTACCAAAGCTGAACTCGACTACTTTACTACTTTCTACAAAGTAGATCTTGCAGAAGGAGCACTTCCTGTAGACTGGACTCATCCTATTCACGGAACTCCTATTCAGTTTAACATTGTCCCTCCTGTTAAAGTTACTCCCATAGGAGGCGGATTCTTTAGTGTTAACTTAACAGTGGAGATTTTACCATGAGAACAGGTTCAGTTACCTTTCGAGAAGCTATTTTCTCACAGCAAACAGAAGAAGTTTTTATTCTTCTTATAGAGATTTCACACCCAACACTTCCAGATGATATTCGTGTTTGCTCTGGTGGAAGAGATATAACCAGTGGAGGAAATCTTTATGTTTACTATCCTTTTGATATAACCCTGCCTGATGATGTAGCAGAATCTGTCTCAAAAGCAAAAATAACAATAGGTAACGTGAGTCGTGATCTTACTGATGCGATTCGTAGAATGACTTCCAGTCCAGTAATAAATGTTAAACTGGTTCTTGCCAGTAATCCCGATGTAATTGAGATAGCGTTTGAGGGTTTTAAACTTGTAACAGTTGATTACAATGCTCTTACAATAACTGGTGATATTTCCATTGAAGATTTTCTGACAGAACCGGTACAAGGAGATTCTTTTGTGCCTTCACAGTTCCCAGGTCTTTTCTAAATACGTAGGCTTAAAATATGCAGACAAGGGCCGAACAGAAAAAGGTTTTGATTGTTGGGGCCTTGCTAGGCATATATACAAAGAAGAGTTAGGAATAATCCTTCCTTCTTTTACCGATTCTTATTCTACTTCAGAAACCCGTGAAGAAATAGCCGCTATTATTGAGTTTCAAAAAATGAAGTGGGAAGCTATTCCTTCAGGAAAAGAGCAGCCATTTGATATAATTTTGCTTCGCATTTTGGGTTTTCCCATGCATATTGGTGTTGTCATTGAAAAGAGAAAAATGATACATGTCTTTAAGGGATCTAACACAACTATTGAAAATTACACAAGTGCTCAATGGCGTCACAGAGTACTAGGTTTCTATCGTTATAAAGAGGGTATAAGATGATAAAAAATCTTCCTATGGTCATAGATAAAGGTATAAATGTTGAAGCAAAGCGTCATCCTTTCGAGAAAGTTCCCATATTCGGCTACGGCCTAGCTGGAAAAAATCTTATTGATACTATAGATTCCACAGGAATAACCTTTTACCCTGGCACAGACGCTATCATTCTTGTAAATGATGTTCCTATTCCTAGGGAGGACTGGGAAACTTTCTATCCTGCCCCTGGAGATCAAATAAAAGTTCTAGCTGTTCCAACAGGACGCGGTGGAGGAAAAGACGTTCTTCGAGTTGTCCTTACAATGGCTGTTATTGCCATTTCCTGGGGAGCAGGCGCATTTCCAGGTATTGGCTATCTTACTGCACAACCTTTAGGTTCGCTTTTAGGCTCAGCTGCTTTTGTTCAGTATGGTTCTATGGCTTTCTCCGCCGCTTATATGTATGGTGGAATGATGCTTGTAAATGCAATCTGCCCCCCGCCAAAGCCAGAGCGAGACAATAGCATTGCTTCAGAATCAAGCCACAGCTTTGGTCTTGAGGCTGCAAAAAACACAGTTAACCATTGGCAACCAGTACCTCTTCTTTTAGGACGCCATAAAATCTTTCCTCCTTATGGAGCACAACCATATACAGAAATAGTTGGTAATGACCAATACCTACGACTGCTTTTTTGTCTTGGCTATGGGCCAATACATATGGAAGATCCAAAAATAGGTGATACTGACATAAACAGTTATAATGTCGTTGAAGGAGATAATCAAGAAACTAGAGTTGATTTTGAGTTTTATCCCGAGTTTAATCCTGAAACTGACAACTTTAAGTGGTTTACCAATGATATTGAGGAAGAAACTTTAAGCATCTTACTTGAACATTCTACAGGCCCTCATATACGAACTACGGGAGTTGATGCAGATGCTTTAAGTTTAGATCTTTCAGCTTTAAATGGTTTAGTACAGATTCATGATGATGGATCTAAATCAGGGATTGCTGTCGAGCTTGAGATTAAATATAGAAAAGTAGGAACTAGTACCTGGTCTAGAGGTAATGCGACACAGGATATACCAGAAGCTAATATATACGTTAGAAAACCTGGACCATCATTTGTTCATTATGATCCTGAAGGTACTGGTTTAACAACTGGTATCGGCTATTCATATACAAGAATAGGCATAAACAAAACTTCTGGTGAGATTGTTACCACAACATCTTATCCAGAAGGCACCTATCTTGGTCATGGATCACCAGGCAGAGCCCTAAGGAGATGCCCTAACTTACCAGAATGGGTAGCTCCTATTTGTGGTATTTCCTTAGCTTCTACAGATACAGCTATTACCGCTGCAAATATTACAGATTTAAGAGATAGTCAATTACGAGCAGTCAGCCCATCAAATCTCCGTGCTGAACCAACTAATCCACCATCATGGTTTGTACATATAAATGCTGGCACCTTAACATACAGACGAACTATGGGAGGAAAGGATACATCTGCAATACGAAGCACATTTTACATAGCTCTGCCTAGTAGGGGACAATATGAAGTTTCTGTAGCACGAATCTCAGAAGATACTAATAATGAAAGGATTTTAGATAAAATCACTTGGACAGCTCTTCGTACAATAAGAAACGTAAAGCCTGTTCAAAAAGCTGGTCTTTCATTTTTCGAGATGCGTATAAAGGCATCAGATAATTTAAATGGGGTTATCTCAAACTTTAACTGTATAGCAACATCTCTTTTCAAGTCCTGGAATGCTACAACAAAAGAGTGGACAACAGAACCTGTACCAACTAATAATCCAGCAGATCTCTTTAGAGCAATTTTTCAAGGGCCTTTTAATAAAAAAGCTATAGCTGATAGTAGACTCAATCTTGAAGAGATTCAAGAATGGCATGAATATTGTAAAGATAATGGTTTCACCTTTAATATGTACCTTGACGGAAGAAAGAGTGTTTATGATACTGCAAACTTGATAGCTGCCGCTGGCAGAGCATCCATGACACATAAAGATGGACAAATCTCAATTATCATAGATAAAGAACGTTCCACAGTTGCTCAAATTTTTACGCCTGACAATTCACGAGATTTTAGCGCTACCAAGAAATTTATAAACCTTCCGCACGCTTTTAGAGTAACCTTCCCTAATCAAAATAAGGATTGGTTGACTGATGAGCGTATAGTTTATGATGATGGATATACAGAAGCAAATGCAACTATCTTTGAAGAACTTCAGCTTCCAGGAATCACACATCCATCACTTGCATGGAAACATGGAAGATACCATCTTGCCCAGCTTAGGCTCCGTCCCGAGACTTATTCCATAACGACAGATGTTGAAAACCTTCGATGTACTAGAGGGGATCTTGTTAGAGTTAATCACGATATTACCAAATGGGGGCTTGGAAGTGGTAGGATAAAGGCTTTAAAAACGTCTGGTTCTTACACAACAGGAGTCATTCTTAACGACTTTGTAACCTTTAGTGAAGGAAAAACTCATGTTCTTCGAGTTCGCTTAGCAGATGGTTCTATCCAAGTTCATGAGGTTACTGATTACTCCGGAATGCAGGAAGATCCGACTTCTTCCATGCTTTCGCATAATGGCTTAGGAAACTTTAGCGCCGTTCAATGTGTTGATAATAACCTTTCAACAGTTGGCTTTAACACAAATACCTCAAAAGCTGGCGCATACCTATTAATAACTTCTGATGTACCAAAAGCATATGGATCGTTTTATTTGTACTTACAATCGGCTGGCTACAACGGAGTGTTTAATGTTGAGTTTTCAGACAATGGAACTGACTGGTATATTGCTTACAGTAACTTTTCTCCTTCTGCTAAAGGCTGGAATCTTTGTCGCTGGTCAGAGAAAGGTGCTCATAGATACTGGAGACTTTATCTTACTAACACCCCAGGAGTAGGACCAGATATCATTGAATTACAAACATTCTTAGCGAGTAATATAACTGATCTTAATTTTACCACTCCTGTATTAACCTCTACAGGTCCACAGGTTGGTGATCTCTGCACTTTCGGGGTTGTTAATGAAGATAGCGTTAAATGCTTAGTAAAATCCATAAAGCCTGGGCCGGATCTTTCGGCTACACTGGAGCTTGTTGATTATTCGCCTGCTATTTACAATTCTGATACAGGCACAATCCCAGAGTTTAACACTCATATCTCAAGCCCGCTTGGAACATACGTACCGATCATAAAATCTGTACAATCAGATGCAAACGTTTTACTTCGACAGCCTGATGGTAGCTTAGCATCTAGAATACTTGTTACTTTCGAGTATGTCAGCAACAGAGACCTCCATAAGATTCAACATATTGAGGGACAGTATCGTGTCAACGGTGGAGCATTTTGGAGAACGCTTCCACTCATCCCTGATAACGCTACAGAGGTAAGTATTACAGATATTGAAGATGGTGAAACCTATGATCTTCGTTTTCGATATGTTTATACTGACAACCGCCAGGGACAGTGGAGTAAGATTGTAACTCACACAGTAATAGGAAAGAATGGCCCTCCAAGTGATGCAACCTTCGATCATATAAATACTGTTTTTGGAAAAACTGCTATCAAGTTTATCATAAACGCTATTCCTGATCCTGATCTAGACTTTTATGAAATCAGGACTGATACAAACTTTGGTAGCAGCATTAATCTTGTAACAAGAACACGTTCTTTGGTTGTGAACTATAGCCCTGTCGCAGCAGGCAGAACATACTACCTAAAGGCTAGGGATACCTCAAAACAATACTCTGCAAACGCAGATTCTATAAGTGATTCATATACAGGTATAGAAATAACCATAGATGAAACTATTGTAACCACCTCTGGTGATTTCATAATGAGATGGTCAATAGATTCTAATACTCGTATAGATAGACAAACTCTTCAAGTTTATAGTGATAGCAGTTACCAAAATTTAATAAGAACAGTTAACAATATAGCTGAGAATCAGTACAGATACACTTTTGAAATGAATAAAAGTGATGATGCTGTTATACCAAGAAGACAAAGATATTTTAAGCTAACTGTTTATGATACTCTAGGACAAAGTGCTGTAAAATACTTTGATGTAGGAAAACCTCAACCTAGTGCCGTAACCATTTCTAGTATTACGCCAGTGCTTAATGGTCTAGAAATTGCATGGTATAGTAATTCAGATGCAATTTCCTATGTCGTGGTTTGCGACACAGAAAATCCACCAGTTAAACAATACAATAACATTAAAAATACAATTTTAACAATTTTGGGTCTCAACTCTGAAGTTGATTACTATATCCGTGTATATGCAATGGATGCTTTTGGTTCTGGTAGCGTAGGAGCAACATATAGCGCACGACCCAAATCACTAAGTCTTAAAGATTATGCTCTTGATGTACCAATGACAAAAGGCATTGTTTGGTCTACAAACTCAAGAGTTGAGTGGACTGAGGGAGTGCTTACATATGGAAGCAACGAATATACTATTGTAACTGGAAACACTACAGACAAGTATATATGGTGGGACAAAAACACTCCAACAACGTTCCAGCACTCAAATGATAAACCTACTATAGATACCAACAAGTGGATGATGGCTATTTATGATAGTGAAAAAGATGAAGTCTTTGTAGCTCAGTCTGGAAAGATTATACATGGAGGGCTTATACAAGCTGGGACAATCCTTGCTGAACACATAGGAGCAGGTGAAATTACTGCTGATAGACTTAATATAGGAAATTGGCAAAGTGCTGTAGATCCTCATGTAAAGATGCTTCTACATTTCGATGGTTCTCTTAACGCTACCTCTGGCCTAGAGCCAATAAATGATGGAGCCACCTTAAGGCCCGACGGATACTTTGGGGGTGGCGTTGGAGTTGATGAAGCTACTGTAAACTTAATAGCCACACAAGGTAATGCCGCCCAGAATTGGACGGCCTGGAGTCATTGGAGCACAGGAGCTACTACTTATTGGGCAAGTCAGGGAACTTTTAATGATCCCGACTATGGCGCTGTTTGGTGGGGTATTGGAACAAGTTCTGCATCTTATCTTTATGATTATAGTCCATATACATTACTTCAAGGCCAGACGCTTACCTTTTCAATCTACCTAAAAGCTGATGAAGAGATAACCCTTTCAAATCCAAGGTTTTATACAAGAAGAGCAGGTGGTATCTTTGACTATGTTAACCATGATCCTGTAAAGATTACTCTAACCCCCAAATGGCAACGATTTACATGGACAACTACTGTTCCGGCTGATGCTACAGGCATAGGAGTAAACCTTTGCTCTGGTGCTTTAGATGGCAAAAAGCTTTATGCCGCCTATCCTCAGCTTGAAGAAAAGCCTTTCGCAACTTCCTTTGTCAACGGCTCAAGAGCAAGCAACAGCAATTTGGAGTATGACCATACATTTACAAAGCAAGGCACAGTTTTTATGAAGGTCAAATTAAATCAAGCTGTGGTTGATCTTACTACCTACAGTTATTTAATTAATTTTGATCCTGGTAACATAACTTATAGGGTAAGAGTATATGTTGATTACAATACTGACACATTATTTTTACGAGTAGATGATGGAACTAATGATACGGTGGTGTGTCAGCTTGATATAAGCTCATGGCAGGCTAACGAATGGCACACGGTAGCCTTGTCGTGGGATTATGATACATCATCTTGGCTCTTGATGGCTGATGATGCCTTTAACACTGCTACTGTTCCCATGACCTTTGTTCCCATGACAAAGGTGCAGGTAGGTAATAGAAGAACAGCCACTTACCCCCTTAACGGTGTTATTGATGAGCTTAGGATAGATGATGTAACCCGTACCCAGAATGAATTGAATGCCTGGAGAGAAAGCAATGCTCCTTTCTCTGATCCTAATGCTTTTACCAATAAAAGCGGAACGGTTGAGATAACCCATAAGGGAATAAGGGTTACAGGTTCTTCGGGAGTTATTGAAAGCGGTTCAAAAAGCGTGGCTTTTGAAGATGTTGCAGGATGGGCAGATGCTACTGATACAACACTTATTAACGGTGGAGTCATAAAAACAGGGACTATTTACCTAGATAGGCTTGTTGGAACCTCTGGAACACTTACAATTTCTAG